CGAGGCGCACGGCCCGCAGGCCATTGCCGAGGTCCGCGAGAACCGCCCCGCTGACTACCTAAAGGTCATCGCGTCCATTCTCCCCAAGGAAATGAACGTCAAGGTGGACACGACCGACGAGTTGACCGATGACCAGCTTGACCAGCGCATCCGAGCCCTTGCCGACGCCATCGGGATCGAAGTCCGACTTGGTGGCAGAGCTTCTAGCGGCGATGGAAGCGAAGAAGCGTCGGTTAGACACTAACCGGCTCAAGGCGTATTCGCCGTACCCTCGGCAGAAGCAGTTCCACGAGGCCGGCGGGCGGTTCCGCGAGCGCCTGTTCGCGGCGGGAAATCAGCTCGGGAAGACGTTTTCGGGCGGTGCCGAGTACGCCATGCACGCCACGGGACTTTATCCGTCGTGGTGGAAAGGCCGGACGTGGGCGCGGCCCATCGTCGGGTGGGCGGCAGGCGTCACGGGCGAAAGCACGCGAGACAACGTACAGCGCATGCTTCTCGGCCGGCCGGGGCAGTTCGGCACGGGCTTGATCCCGAAGGATTGCTTGATCGACACGTCGTCGTCGCGCGGCGTGTCCGACCTTGTTGATACGATATGGGTCCGTCACGCCAGCGGCGGCACGTCTATCATCGGTCTCAAATCGTATGAGAAGGGCCGGGAGAAGTGGCAGGGCGAGACCTTGGACCTTGTATGGTTTGATGAGGAGCCGCCCCAAGACATCTACATCGAAGGCATCACGCGCACGAACGCGACGGGCGGCTTGGTCTACATGACCTTCACGCCGTTGCTCGGCATGAGCGACGTAGTCGCCCGGTTCTTCCAAGAGGAAAGCCCCGATCGTCACGTCACGAAGATGACGATCGACGACGTGGACCACTACACGGCCGAGGAGCGGGCGCGGATCATCGCCAGCTATCCGCCACATGAGCGGGAAGCGCGGGCGCGGGGCATCCCGGCGCTGGGGTCCGGTCGAGTTTTCCCGATAGCCGAAAGCGAAGTGACGTGCGAGCCGTTTGATGTGCCCGAATGGTGGCCGCAGATTGGCGGGCTTGACTTCGGATGGGACCACCCGTTCGCCGCCGTGAGGGTGGCGCACGACCCTGACAGTGACCGGGTGTATGTCATCGCGGGCTATCGCCAGCGCGAGGCCACGCCGATCATTCACGCGGCGGCGCTTCGGCCTTGGGGCGAATGGCTGCCGTGGGCATGGCCGCACGACGGCTTGCAGCACGACAAGGGGTCGGGCGAGCAACTGGCCGAGCAGTACCGCAAGCAAGGGCTGAACCTGCTGAACGATCGCGCGACGTTCGAGGACGGGACGAACGGCGTTGAGGCCGGCGTGTATGATATGCTCATGCGGATGCAGACCGAGCGGCTAAAGGTGTTCTCCACCTTGGGCGAATGGTTTGACGAGTTCCGGCTGTACCACCGGAAGAACGGCGTCATCGTCAAGGAGCGCGACGACCTTATGAGCGCGACGCGGTATGCGATTATGATGCTGCGCCACGCGACGACGCCGGGCATGGTCCGCTCGTATCAGCCCCCCGTCTACTTCGACAGCTAGCCGGCCACCTTCGGACGCCGGGAGGAGATAATCGTGCGGCTTATTCTAGTGCGGCACGCCCGCACGATCCTGCAAGATAAGAAGATCATCGCCGGGTCGAACATCGACGCGGGCTTGTCGCACCCTGGCAAGGGCCAAGCCAAGGCCCTCGGGCCGATGATCGCGGGCGTTCCGTTGTGGTTCGTCTCCCCGATGCAGCGCGCTCAGGAAACGGCGGCCATCGCGGCGGAAGCGGCCGGGACCAAGCCGAAGCTCGTCACCGTGCCCGCGCTGATCGAGCGCGACTATGGCGAGGCCGATGGGAAGACGGTGCCATGGGTGATGGAGCGCTACGGCTATTACGCGCACGACGATTGGGACACTCAGCACGACCAAGCCCCGCCGGGCGGCGAGACGCTGGCGCAGGTGCGGCTTAGGGTGCTGGATTGGTGGCGCGGTCAGGACGTCGAGGAAGCGGTGGTGATCGCGCACAAGCACGTCCTTCGGATGCTCCATCACGGGCTGACGGGGGAGGACTACGAGCCCCGCAACGCCGAGCCGCTGGAGGTGGTGCTTTGACCACGCAGACGTGGCGCACGCTGATCCAGCGCGCCGACCGGGACTGGACGAAGAACGCCGTGCGGCCGGTGGCCTACGAGTTCTCCAACGGGCGCGAGTTCAAGGTGCTTGAACGGCCGGGGCAGCCCTACGGCACGGGCACCTCGACGTGATCGCGGCCATCGTCCTTTGGCTCGCGGCGGCCTATCGCATTCGAGGTCACCGGCCTGATGCGGGCGTGCTTCGGGTGGTCATGCACCCGGTCTTCACCCTGCGTCCGATGTGGGCAGCGTCATGCTTCGGCGTGGTCTACATCCTCACGGGTGCCGTGTGGATTGCGGGCGCCGTCGCCATCGGGGAGTGGATCGGCCTGCACATCCGCCATGCGCCGGGGCAGGACATGGGAACGTGGGCCGGGACGGTGCGCGATGACGTGATCGCCATGGCGGTCGTCGGCACGCAGCGCGCAATCGTCGTCGGCGCCGCCCTTGGTGCGGCGTGGCTGGCGGGCTTGGTCGCGACGTTCCCGTTGGCGTGGGTTGCCCTGCCGCTCGCCTACGCCGTGACCCTCCCGCTGTCCTATTACATCGGGTGGCGCATCCCTTGGCGGGTGCCGCCGCTCCTCCGGGGCGGGATCGAGTGGAGTGAGTTTCTCACGGGCGCCTCACGGGCGCTCGTTTTCGTTGTCGTGTTCGGAGCCTGACATGGCGGTCATCGAAGTCCTCCCCTACGCGAGCGTGGAACAAGCCGCCACGATGGCAGCCGACCAGAAGCTCGCGAGCGAAGTGGCGCGCGTGCTGCGAAGCCACTATCCGGGCTGGTCGTTCGCGGTCCACGCCGACAGCCGCACCGGCATGGTCACGGTCGAGAATTGGGACCTAAGCGAGCGCATGGGGTTCTACATCCGCATGAGCGAATTGGACGGCCCCGAGGCCATCAAGCGCAAGGCGGTATGGGCCGGCGGCGAGTTTCTAGAGCGCCACGGCCTTCCCGCGACGAAGGCGAATGAGGCCGACCGCGACGCCAAGCAAGCCCGCGCGTGGTTCGCGTAAGGAGTTCAACATGCTGAACGACGACGCCTCGTCCAAGATGGAGGACGGGCAGACGGCCGACGTGTCTTCGCGCGATTGGCTGGCGCTCGCCCGGACCTGTTGGGACCAAAGCGAGAGCTTCGTCCAGTCTGAGCTTCAAAAGCCGTGGGAACGCGCCCTCGACCATTTCCACGGCCGGCACCCGAGCGGATCGAAGTACAATAGCGACGACTACCGAGGCCGGTCCAAGCTGTTTCGCCCGAAGACCCGATCGACCATCCGCAAGGGTGAAGCGGCGTGCGCGGCCGCGTTCTTTTCGACCCAGGACGTCGTGAGCGTCACGGCGGTAGACGACGGCGACCCGGTGCAGATTGCCAGCGCTGAGGTGATGCATCGCGTGCTTCAACACCGGCTCACGAAGTCGATCCCGTGGTTTCTGATCGTCCAGGCGCAGTTTCAGACGGCGAAGACGATGGGGTACTGCGCTTCGCGGCAGGAGTGGCTTTACGAGCGCGTAATCGAGACGGTGCAGCAGCAGGTCATGGACCCCATGACCGGGGCGCCCGTGCTTGACGCTGAGACCGGCGAGCCCATCGCCATTGACGTTCCGATGGAGACGATCCGCAAGGACATTCCGGTCATCAAGCCCATTCCGCCGGAGAACTTCCGTTTCCACCAAGGCGCGGACTTCCTCGATCCGGCGACGGACAGCCCGTTCGTCATTGAGCGCGAGGCGGTTTACGCGGGGGCGTTGAAGGGCAACGCCGGGTCCAAGGACGGCGCTATCCAGTGGCTTGACGTGGACGATGCCACGATGGCTGAGGCGAAGGTGGACACCACGTCGTCGGTGCGGGAAAAGCGCAGCGGCTACGATCCCCTTGACCCGGACGGCACGTCGGAAAGCATTGAGGATCACGAGCTTGTCTGGCGGCACCGGAACATCATCCGCGACGAAGAGGGCCGGGATTGGTTCTTCTACTCGCTCGGCACCGTGGCGCTTCTCAGCGAGCCCGTGCCGTTGCGGGATGCGTTCCCGGTCCTACGCGACGGCGAGCGGCCCTATGTGATCGGCTACGGGCAGCTGGAGGCTTTTACCGCCACGCCGACGAGCCAAGCGACGCTGCTCGGGGATCTCCAAGTCGCGGTCAACGACGTCCAAAACCTTCGCATGGACGGGCTGAAGCACTCGCTCCACCCGAAGACCCGCATCCGCGCCGGCCAACAGATTGACATTAAGGCCGCGACGTCGGGCGCTCCGGGCTCCGCCGTGGTCGTGAAGGACCCCGCGACTGATATCGTGTACGACCGGCCGCCGGACGTGACCAGCACGGCCTACGCGGAACAGGACCGGCTCAACGTCGATTTCGACGAACTGGCGGGGGCTTTCTCTCAGGGCACGGTCGCCACCAACCGCCGGATGAACGAGACGGTCGGCGGCATGGCGTTGCTTACGAACGCCGCCAACGCCGTCACGGAATACGACCTTCGCATCTTCGCGGAGACGTGGGTCGAGCCCGTGCTGCGCCAGTTGATCCGGCTTGAACAACGGTACGAAAGCGACGACGTGATCCTTGGGCTGGCGATGCGCCAGTCGGAGACGCTTCAGAACCTTCAGCGCTACGGCGTATCGCCCGACCTCGACCGA